GATAAGCAGAACCTGCTTGAAATGCAGTTTGTTGAACTCCATTAACATATATTTTTAATCTATTTGTATCGGTAGCTTGAGTAGTATCACAGGCAACTACCAAATGATACCAAGCACTAGGGTCTCTTGGCATTAAACTTGTAATTAAGTCAGAACCAGCGGCTCCATTAACACGAAAACTAGAAGTAGTACCATCATTAAGATATATAGCAGTTTGACCTTGAGCTATAAATAATGTACCCATATTTACAGAAATAGTACCAAGTTTTATCCATGCACTCCATGTCCAAGTTTTTCTATTACCTGCGCTTGCTGGTGTTCTTGATAAATATGCGGTTGCACTACCTCTAAAGCGAAGTGAGTTGTTTATGTTATAGCCACCTTGATTACCAGATGCACCGACAAGAGGATTATTATTTAATATCGCCATTATGAGTAGTTAGCTGTAAATACTGCGTGAATAGAACCAGTAGTACGCACTACATAATCTATGCGGTCTACTGCATTTGCTGTTGTGGTAAGTGTTGGTGCTGTGCCACCGATAAAGTCCCAAAATGAACCATAAGCTAATGTTCTTGAGCCTGTAGCGTCTTGCACGACAAAGATAGAACCTGACTGACCAGCAGTTAAGTTTGTAGGGTTAGCTAGTGTTCTGTTGCCACCAAGTGTAACTGTGTAGTTGTTAGCTAGAGCAAAGTCAGGTGTAATAGTAGCACCATCTGTAAGTGTAGAGATACTACCTCTTTGTGCTGCTGTCCATGATGATGCAGTATCAGGTTTAGCATAGTCTGTGCCAGCTGTAGCTGCAGTAAATGCTGATGTACCATTACCTTTAAGAACACCTGTAAGAGTTGTTGCACCAGATCCACCATTAGCTACTGGTAGTGTACCTGTTACACCTGTAGAAAGAGGTAATCCAGTTGCATTAGTTAAAGTAACAGAGGTTGGAGTACCAAGAATAGGTGTTACTAGAGTAGGACTTGTTGCAAATACAGCTGATCCACTTCCTGTTTCATCTGTCAAAGCAGAGGCTAAATTAGCAGATGAGGGTGTAGCTAAGAATGTTGCAACACCTGTACCTAATCCACTAACACCAGTAGAAATTGGAAGTCCTGTTGCGTTGGTTAATGTTCCAGAAGATGGTGTACCTAAAGCACCTCCACTAACTACATAACTATTAGTATCTAATGTATAAGTGTTAGCAGCTGTTTTTTGTAATAAACCAGATGTACCTGATAAAGCAGCAATTGCTGTTAAATCACCATCTAAAGGTTGATAGGTTGTTGCAGCTGTCGCTGAAGTGAGATAACCTGCTGAAGCATGATTGCCCCAACTATATGCTGTATCCCATTCACTTTGTTTTGTAGTGGTTGGAATTGAATACCCAGCAGTATAACTAAAAGCTAAAGTACCTGAACCTGTCACTGGACTACCTGTGACTGTTAAACCTGTAGGAACGGAAGCACCTACGGATGTCACTGTACCTTGTCCTGGAGTAAATCCTAAAGCTGTAGTTACATCACCTGATGTTAAAGTAACAGCACCTGTTCTTGTATTAAATGAAATAACTGAACCTGATGCAGAGAATGCAGCAGGATTCCATGCAGCACCATCTCTAATCCATAATGAATTAGTTGTGGTGTTCCAATAGATAGCACCAGTTTGTAGTGCATTACCATCGTTATCGACAGTTGGAGCTGAAGCTTTTGGACCTAAATAAATGTCATCAAAGCTATCAAATGAAGCAGCTGCAGCAGCAGCACTATTTGCAGCATTAGTGGCTGAAGTACTTGCATTGGAAGCAGAGGTAGCGGCATTAGAAGCACTTGTAGAAGCGTTAGAAGCAGCTGTACTTGCATTAGAGGCAGATGTTGAAGCAGCAGTTGCATGATATTTAGCTGAATATTCTCCACCAGCTACTGGACCTGAAGTTTTAGTAGCCCAATCATTAGCTAAAATAGCTGAAGCTGTAGCATTTGCTTCACTTGTAGCTGCATTACTTGCAGATGTAGAAGCATTAGATGCTGAAGTAGAAGCATTACCAGCTTGTGTAGTTGCTGTAGAAGCAGAACTTGATGCACTTGATGCTGAACTTGATGCAGCACTTGCACTTGTAGATGCAGCAGATGCACTAGCGGCAGCAGCGGTAGCACTACCAGCGGCAGCAGTTTGACTTGCTAAAGCAGCAGCAGCTGCAGTTGTAGCTACTGTACCAGCACTCGATGCGTCTGTGGTAGCATCACCTGGTCCACCTGGTCCTCTATAAATTGCCATAATTAATCCTTAAAGAGTTTGTTGAATATACCTTTTTTCTTCTCTTTGATTGTCTCTGGCTTCTCTGCTACTTCTTCTTTAACAACTTTCTTCGCAGTTTCCTTCACAACTTCCCAACCTTGACTTGCTAGATATGTTTTTGCTTCTTGAGCATCTACATAAAGAACTTGACCTGTAGCTTTTTCTCTCACTTGCATTTTGATCTCCTTATTATCTTTATGTTCACTCAAAGAATAAACATAAAAATAGCCCCTCTTGCGAAGGGCTAAGTTGCATTAAGCAGGAACTGCTAAAGCAAAACAAGCATTATCACGAAGCTCTTTAACACCATAGAGTGTATCTGCAGTGTATAGAGTACCGAGGTATTCTTGTTTGTATTGTGTTTGTGAACGAACACCTTGTTGCTCAACTAATACAGCAGCGTCTTTATGACCCATTAGGGCAATACGAGCAGCACCAGTTGCAGTGTCAGCATTTGAAGAAACAAATACTGGGATACCATAAAGTGAACCAATTTCACCATTACGGATTGTATTACCGCCACCAACTTCACCTACGAAAGATTGAGCTGTGTATTCGTTAATACCCATTAATGTGTTTCTTGCTGAAGGAGGAATCAAGAAGAAACGACCTTCCATAGGCACATCATTGTCATCTAAGCGTTGTACAGTTCTACGAATACCAGCAGATGTTAATGCAGAAGCATTAGGAGTACCTGAGTTATAAGCAGTTGTACCATCGCCACCAATGTAAGCACCGCTGTATGTTACGCCAGAGCCACCATTGAATGTACGACCTAATTGGATTAATGATGTGTCAACTTGTTTAGCTAAAGCATAACCAGCATCGTCTGTGTAGAAACGACGGAGTGATGATAGAGCTTGTGCTTCTACGATGTCTTCGATTAAGCGTGAATACTCATAGTGTTTGTCAATTGAAACAGCAACATCACCTTCAACAGCTGCTTGAAGAGTAACTTGTGCGTTTGCTGCTTTAATTGCTGCAGTGCCACGAGTAGGTGAAGGAATGTGAACTGTGTCACCTTTCTTACCAACGAATGACATCTTTTTAAATAAATTTGCTGCTACTAAGTTCTTTTTATAAGCCGCAACAATTTCGTCACTCCAAATTTCTGGAATAAAGGTTGCTGCGGAGGTAATGGTTACATGATCTGAGCCTAAAGCCATGATATAAATCCTTTTTTAAAATGTTAAATTACACGATTCTCTCGATAGGCTGCCATAATCTCTTCAGACATAGCATCATAACGATCTGGATCGGTTTGCATAAGTTTAATAATATCGCTACGACGATATTTCTTCTTTGCAACAGATTCAGTAGCTCCTTGACTGCCAACATCTGCAGCTTTTAATTGCTGATCTCGGTCAATTTTGGATGTTTCTGCTACCTTTTTAGTGATGTTTTGCTTTTCAATCCATGTAGAAATAAGTTCTTTAGCAGAATCATAATCATATTGTGTCTCTGCTCTAGCAAATAATTCTGTACGGACTCTTGAACTCTTAATCCAGTCTGCAAATTCAGGTGCACCAACAATTTCTTCTACATTAGGAAACTCACTCTTAATTTGTGAAAGTGTTTGCTCTCTTTTCATGAGCAAAGCAGCTTCTTGAGCTTGTTTAATTGCAGGGTGATTGTCAATTGCCTTCTTTACAGCATTTTTAGGTTCAACAAAAAACTCATCGTCACTAACTGCTGCTTCTTCGTTCTTGGATTCCTTAGCTGTTTGGGTTTTAATAAAGTCATCCACTACTCTTCGTAGTTCACCAACTTCACTGCCTTGACGACCAATGAGCTTTTCAGCTTCTTGGTGCATACTTACAATGTCTTTGAGTGATTTACCACGATACTTTTCAGGGACATCATCTTCAACTGGTTTAGTTTCTACTTTCTCTTCGACTTTAGGTTCCAACTTATCAGTTTTCGCCATCTCGTTGAGACTAGAAGCCTCCAAATCATTTACTAAAACTTCATCTATTAATCCTGCCATATTATTTCTC